GATGTGGCTCGCTGGTCCCTTTGCCTCCGATGGCGAACGACGTGCCGCCCGACACGAGCGCCAGGCGTCCGCCAGGCGCACGGTACGGGGCACTGGAGCTGGGCAGCGTGTACGTGGGCTCGCCGCGCGCAGAGAACTTGCCGGACAGCTTGGAACTGATGACGGGGAACCGTCGGTACTCCTGCGGGAATACGCACGTCGGCGTCCACCAGTCAATCGCGGCCGACCCGGTCCCGTTGGTCCACCCGAAGTCTTTCTGCAGATCGCCCCAGCTGATGAAGAACCCTTCGGTCTTCTTCTGGTAGACGTCGATGAAGTCTCCCGACTTCCTGACTTCGGTGTTCCCGGCGAACGTCGTGTGGTGCGACAAGCCGGGAACCTGGGCCTGAGCCCGGCTCTCCCCGAGAGCCGTAGGCCCGTTCCACAGCTTCGGGAAGATCGGGAAGGTCATGGTCAGGTCGAACTGGTCGTGAACCCCGCCGTCACGCGGATGATGGAGCCAGAGTCAAAGGTCTTGCTGGCCGAGAACTTGGCTGCGCTGAGCAGTACGCCGCTCGTGGCGCCCTTGCCGCTGGCCGACGAGAGGAACGCACCGTACACGGTCTTGTTCGAGTTTGAGGTGAACTCGGCCCGGCTGGCGCTGTTGGTGACGGCGCCGCCGGAGATCGCGCCAGGCACGAACGCGACGCGAGTCGATTCGGTGTAGGTCGTGGTCTCGGTGGCGCTGGCCGGGAACGTGGCGGCGGTGTCGCCAGCCACCGGTGTGTAGTTCGCCTCGAACAGTCCCAGGTACCAGGTGGTGGCCTGCGCCCCGGCCGCCAGCACGGTGCTGAGGACGTGATTCAGGCCCTCGGTCGGCATGAGGTTGTGGACGGTCTCGGTGTCCACCACGACGCCGTCCTTCAGGACCTCGATCGTGTAGGTGAAGCCCATCTTGGTGTCGGCATTCATAGTGCGGTTTCCTTTCGAATGACTTCTGCATCCATCCAGCTGCGCGCCGCCATGATGGAGTCCTGCGGCCCAGAGACTGGGGTGACGATCTGCTTGATGCCGTTCTGCTCGCGGAACAGGCCGGCGCCGGAATCGGCGTTGCCCGTGGCGATCACGCCCTCTTGGAGGTTCTTCACCTCACCTGTTTGAGTCCCCACGATGATGCCCCTTTCGCTGAGCCAGTAGCACGAATTCTCGTTCGGTACCGGCCCGCTCGTACCGCGCACAGCGCGGTAGGGCAGCACTGGATTGAGCTCCGCGACGGTCGGGTCGCCTGCGATCCAGTAGGTCTGGTCCGCGCTGACGAACACCCCGTTCTGGCAGGGCTCGACCATGGTGATCGGGGCCGGGAACATGATGTAGTTGCGGCCAGGATTGTAGAGGTTCAGCAGGTATGGCTCGGAGAACGACAGCACGCTTCCGAGCGCGCTGAACAGGCGGCCGTTCAGGAACGCCAGGATGTCGCCGGCAGGTAGGGGTTGGAGGAGTACGGTCGCACAGATGGCGCCGGTCGCGTCGCGCAGCACTGAGCTGTTCGGGGCGGACTGGTAGGCGGTGAGGCGCGGTACGCCGGTCGACATCTCGAAGGCGACGGCATGCTGCGTGACGTTGCCGTCGGCGTCCGTCGTCGACCAGGTCGTCGACGCGCCGGCCGGGCAGTGGGGCTCGAGCACGCCGTCATGCAGCCAGAGGAAGTCCACGCCGTTCGACATGTAGACGAGGTCGTTCGCCTGCACGTAGCTCATGCGCCGGCCCGAGGCCAGGCCTGTGCGCGCGGTCGTGGCAGCGAGTGCGTCGGCCGCACCGCTGAGTTGCTTCAGCGTCGTGCCGTCCACGAAGAACTTGGCCGTGGGGCCGGTCCAGAGGGAGTGGCAATCAGCGCCGGTCAGCTTGCGCTCGACGCCGGCCCGCCGCTGCGCGACGTTCTTGAGGATGTCGACGTTCACCGCGCCGCGCAGGAACTTGCCCTCGATCCCGCGCTTCGAGTTGATAGACAGCTCGGTGTCGGGCACGAGGGAGTTCATCCCGTGTTCGAAGCCGTCGAAGTTGAGGGTGTTCATGCTGGGGATACCTCGGTCATCGCCGTGATGTTACTCGGGCGGATCAGCGACGTCTGGACAGTGAGGGTCGAGCGGGCCGCAAGTTCTGTCTGTCGGCTCATCGCCGTGTGGCCGGTCTGGAACTTCGTCCGACCTCCGGCCTGAGCTGCAGCGACGGCCGCGCCGGCAGCAAAGCCGACGATCTCGAACAGCATGCGTCCGGTGCCGGTGCTCAGGCCGGCGGACGAAGCTTGAGCAGTCGCAGTGGAGCGGGCCAGGCCAGTGACGGCTGCGATGCCGGCGGCTGCGCCGTCACGGACAGTGGCTGGGATGCCGTCAGCTGAGGCAGTGGCGACGCCGGCCGTGCTGGCGGCGCCGAGAACCCCCGCGATGCTTGGGCCTGACACGGTGCTCGAACCCGTAGCCGCCCCCGATCCTGCGACTGCTGTGCCTGACGCGGCGGCTGCAGCGCCGACGCCGGCCGCAACCCCGACGCCCTGGCCGGGGACGTCGAACAGCGCGGTGAACCCGGCGGGCGCGGGAGTTACCAGCTCACTGGACGTGAACCGCGACCGGATGACGAACGTGCCGCTCGACGCACTGAGTGCGGCGAAAGGCGTGTACCCGCCGCCAGTCGGGAGCAAGTCGAGCGGGGTACCCTCGCTCGGGTCGCCGGTCGCCCACACGCCGTCGTTATGACGCCAGTACTCGCGAGTGTCCGCATCGAACGCGTACCCGACCCGAAACGGGAGGAATCCGATCGCCCCTGGGGAGGCCGACGCGGTGCTGTCGAGCGCGACCGAGTCTTGAGTGATGCCGAGCTCGACGTTGTTGGAAGAGGAGTTCGATACCAGTTCGGTCTCGAAATACCACTTCCCTGCGGACTTGCTCGCGAATGCTCGAACCGACTCAGCGATCCCGAACGTCGCTGAGGCTACGCCCGTCGCCGTGAGGCGATCGCCCGAGAAACTCCATACCGTGAATGGGGGCCAGAAACCCTCGAACCCCCAGCCGTTGGTTTGAGTGATGTTCAGGATCGTAGCCTGGGCCGCGCCGGTACCGGCCGCCGCGCCGTCAGCCGACGGCGTCTTGTTAACTGCGTCCGCGTTCAGGGTAGCGACGCCGGCAGACGAAGCGGTCAGGGCGCCGCGTGTGGCGCCCACGGCAGCGGGTGTGCTGGTGCCTGCGCTCGCGCCGTCGCCCTCAGCCGTGGTCGGGGCCGCGCCGCCGTCTTCGAACGCGGCAGTCGGGGGTGTGAAGGGGAACGTGTACCGCGACGCCGTGGTGAGACGGATCTCGTCGACGAACCCGGCCGCGGCGCCGGTACCCCAGTTGATGAAGAACGCCCCGCTGTAGTCGCGTGTATCGGCAACCGAGATCGCCGACACGCCGTCGATAGCCACGACGAGGGTGCCCGACGTTCGTTGGATCACGACGTGGTGATACACGCCCTCGCTGAACACGCCCGTCGCGCTCGAATCGCTGACCGAAGAGATCAGGTCGTCCGTGGCGAGGTCGTACACCTCTCGGAGCAGCGTCACTGCACCTGCAGCCGTCACCGACAGGACGTGGTCGCTGTAGTCCGTAGCGCCTTCATCGCTGAAGCTGTTCAGCCTCGGAAGGCTCGCGATATCGTCCGACCGTATCCACCCCTCGATCACAAAGTCGCCCGACATGTCGATGCCGGCCGTATTGATCCCGGCGTTCACGAAGTCGCTGTTGATGGTAGCGGCCAGTGAGGCGCACGCCGCGCCGAACTTCTGGTCCGTCGTGCTGAAGCCAAGTATCCCAGGCGCCCCGCCGAGCGAGCCGAGGTTGGTCGTCGTGTCGTCGGTGTTATCCAGGTGACACAGGATCGCTACGGAGGACCAGAGAGGGTCGGCCATGTCATTCGCGCGCGAAGATAGTCGCGCGCCCTTCCCGAGTCGTGATGTTTGATGTAGGCCGCCGCGCCGTCACGCGCGTGACGCGCGCACCCTCTGATGCGCGGACGAAGATGAACCCCTGCAGAGCGGTCGCTTTCGCCCCGAACCCGATGCCCTGCGCCGCGACTGCGCGCGGGTTCATGCAGTCCTCGTGACGGTGGCGGTGCCTGACGCTTCAGCGATCGACTGGACGATCCCGCCGGCCGAGCGCTGCGTTGCACTGACGGAGAGCGGGGAGCCGAGAAC